GGGACAATTGGGTTAGGTAATGCTTGATCCAGTCACCCTGCTGGCCACAGCAACTGCGGTTTTCAACGGTCTTAAAAAAGCAGTTGAGATTGGCAGGGAAGCTGAAGATGTATTTGGTCAGCTAGGAAAATGGGCTGGTGCTGTTGCTGATCTGCAAGAGTGGATCAGGACAGAGGAGGAGAATGCCAACAAGCCTCCTCCGATCTTCAAGAAACTGGTGTGGAAGAAATCAGCGACTGCTGAAGCATTCGACACCTATGCTGCTAAGATCAAGATCCAGCAGATGGAGGAAGAGATCCGGCATATGTTCACGCTGGGTGAACTGTGGTGGCTCGGCAAGGAAGGTTATAACGAGTTCATCATGATGCGCCGAGGCATAAAAGAAAAGCGTGAAAAGATGATCTACGAGCAGATTCGTAGACGCAAGAAACTGATCCGCATGAGTGCAGATGGTATTTTCATCAGCATTGCTTTAGCAATGGGCGGCATCATCATTTATCACATGATTGCATTCATCGTTGAGAAAATGGAATGACCAACGAAGAAATCGAGGTCAGAGTCTGGGCGGCAATCACTCTGTCACTGACCGGCATCCTTGTTGTGTCTGTGCTGACGATCCTTGGTGGTGTGCTGTTTGTCGAGCATGACATGGAGAGGATCAGCCCGATTGATGAAGCATTCCTCGCTATCTTGAAAGATATTATGTTGTTGTGTATCGGCGCGATTGGTGGTGTTGTAGGCCGGAAATCATTGTCATCAGCACTGGAGAAGCGCAATGCTGCCAGCAATTAGTGCGTTGCTACCGTTTGCAGGGAAGATCCTTGATAAGGTAATTCCCGATCCAGAGGCTAAAGCCAAGGCTCAAGCAGAGCTTGCGCTGATGCAGCAGAACGGTGAGTTAGCAAAGATGGCTAACGAAACCGAGTTGTTCAAGGCAGAGCAGAGTAATCTGACAGAACGGCTAAAGGCCGATATGGGCAGCGACTCATGGCTGTCCAAGAATATCCGACCGATGACGCTGATCTTCATCCTTGCTGGATATTTCACCTTTGCCATGATGAGTGCGTTTGGCAAGGACACCAATCAGAATTATGTCGAGCTTCTTGGTCAGTGGGGAATGCTGATCATGAGCTTCTATTTCGGCGGCAGGACTCTGGAAAAAATCATTGACATGAGGGCTAAAAAGTGAAGGGAAACTTTCCGCAGTGTCTGGATTTTGTGCTGCATCACGAGGGGGGATACGTTGACCACCCGAAAGATCCTGGTGGGATCACTAACCTTGGATGCACAAAGGCAACCTGGGAGAAGTGGTGTGGTCATCCTGTCAGCGCAGAAGACATGAGAAACCTGTCACCTGCTGATGTCATGCCGCTCTATCGCCAGAAGTATTGGGATGCGGTGAAGGGTGACGATCTTCCTACCGGGATCGACTACTGCGTGTTTGACACCGCAATCAACAGTGGGCCTGGGAGGGCTACAAAGTTCCTACAGGAGGCGATTGGTGTCACGGCTGATGGAGCTATCGGGCCGGTGACGATGAAGGCTATAAACGCTGCTGATGCGCGTCAGGTCATCGATGCTTACTGTGCTGCGCGGTTGAAGTTCTTGCAGGAACTCCCAACCTGGGACACATTCGGTCGAGGTTGGGAGCGCCGTGTCACTGATGTTCGTCGGCAAGCGTTGCTGATGCTGCATCCGTGATTGCTCGGATGTGATAGCAGTTGCATTTGTTGCACAGATAAATTTCAGCCTGATCCAACACCAAAGCAAGCTCTAGGGATTGCTCTGTTGTCTGGCAGTCTGGCTCAAAAAGGTGGATCGTCATCGTAGTCTGCCTTTGGTTTCGGTGCTTCTTTCGGTTCAGCCAGCATAGCCCATCCATCCCATCCAACCGGGACAGCGTTGAGCTTGAGACTCAAGCCTTTCTGGGTCTGGATGACTGATCCGATCTTCATCCAAGACTTTTTCTCTGAACCGTCTTTAGCGGTGTAGGTTCCAGTAGCCGCGACAACATCATACTTTGCTGGCATTCAGTTTCTCCATTGCTTTGTTGACTTCATCCAAGAACTTCTGCACTCCTTCTTCCAGCTTCTGTATCTCCTCCTTCTTGGGTTGGAATCGCACGACAAACAGTTGCAGATGCTCCGGGACTCTAGGATCGAACGATACAAAGTCCACCCATTCCCTGCCTGTGCAAGCTAACTGAGCCAGCATCTGCTTGTGGTACTTGGTTGGAACCTTGCCAGCCATCAGGTAGTCGATGTGGGTTGTACTGTTAGGACATTTGACCTCCAGCAGTCCGTCCTCGACATACCCGTCTGGTGATGCGCCAAACCATTCGATGGTTGGGTGTTTTACGAATGGAGCATCGGAGACGAAGGCATCTCCTTTCAGCGTGGCTTGATACACAACACGCGCTAGAGGTTCTGTGTCTGTCCCCCATTGCATTGCTGCGTTGGTGAATGACTCCTGCTGTTGGCCTGTCAGACGCTCTGTGACAAGCTGGACGAGGTAGTTGCGTCTGGATGCTGTATCCGGGCCAGCCAGAGCATCCGATACCCTGGATGCGGTGACTGACCCGAGACGCGCAGCAAACCATTCTGGGCTGCGCTGTTCCATCACTTGATCTCCATCAGTTCAGCCTTACGCTTATTCTTTGCTTCTTCAATCACTGCCAGAGCAGCCTGATTCCCCTGGAATTCTTTGAAGGCTTTTGCATAGCATGACTTGAGGTCATCCATCGACTGAGTGTTGAGGATGATCTGTGCGATCACTTCAGGGTTTAGCGCGTCATGTTTTTTTATCTCATGATAATGCGCGTCTGCGTCATTATCTCCTTCTGTTGGGATAGCAAATGCCTGGAATGCTGCGTATTTGTATGCAGCGGACATTGCCTTGTTAGTGGCTTTGTCAGCAGAATCCATTGCTTCACCGAATGTCCTGACGATGTGCTTGCTTCCGTCTTCAGCGCAAACGAAGTCGAACTCTGCTTCAACTGTTACGTTGAATAGAACACCACCTTTTGCGCTTGCACGTTCTACGCATTGACGCGAAAGGATACGAGGAAGAATGCACAACCCATGTTTTGCAAGCAACGGCGCAAGCGCATTGTAGACATCATCGATCCCGCGAAACGAGTACCCCTGTTGCTGGTTCTTGCGATCCTTTGTGATGCCGGTTTGAGCTAGTGCTGCCTGTACTGCATTGATTGCTTGATAGACCTTCATTTCCATGTCTCTCCGCGAATGATGCGATTTATTGTCATTGGTGAAACATCAAAAATCTTGCACATTGATCTTTGTGTTTCACCATTTGCTACACGAACCCGTATTTCGTCAACCTGTGATTGTGTAAGTTTTGATCTTGGATTTTTTTCTCCATGAAGAGGTGTTTGCTTTGCTCTTCCTTTATCAACCATGTCTTTTACATTGTCTGCTTGAGTTCCAAGCATCAAATGTTTGGGGTTGACACAGCAACGAGTGTCACACTTGTGCAAAACAAACATACCATTAGGAATTTCTCCGCAAAACAGCTTATAAGCTGCACGGTGAGCTTTTGTTTCATTTAATGCAACAAAAACACCATATCCAATCCTATTGATTGATCCAGTCCAGTACCAACAATCAGAAGATCCTGTGACAACCATTCTCCAAAAGCGTTCAAGTGGCGTTCCACTGCTATGTTGATTCGTGCGTTTTCGTGGAGCAATTGATTTTTTGATCAACATTGCTTCTTGCATTCTCAGTTCTGGAGACATGATTGAACTCCTTATGCCTTAACTTGATGCGATCTGCTTCATTGTCTGTCCTTTCTGAGATGGGTGTCCAACCAAACTTGCGCCATGTAATGGTGACGTCTGTAGCTGCGCTGTTTCGCCAGACGAAGTTGGGGTCGTTGATCATGCTGCAAGTGCAAGCCAGAACAACAGCATCAGCAGCGAGAACGCAATCGACCAGCCCAGAGCATCGATCACCTTCTGCTTCAGGTCGTCCATCTCCTGGTGACGCTGCACCTCGTACTCCCAGCGATCCTGATCGTTTTCCATGTTTGCTCCTTGTTGAAGGTGAAGCTACTGTAAACCAGTCTGTTGTGCTTGTCAAGCGATTGGCAATGTGTTGTAATGTGGTCAGGAGGTAACACAATGAACGTTCCCAATGCTCTCGACTACGCTGCTGCCATTCTTGGCGGCAAGGGCAAGCTCTGTCTTGCTCTCAAGCTCCACCGTCAGAACCTGTACTCATGGAGGAAAGCTGGACGTGTCCCGCTGCCCAGGGCGCTCCAGATCGAGGAGTTGACTGGTGGCAAGGTTCGCAAAGAGTGGCTTGTTCCGGGGTTTTTCAATGACAACACTGACAGCACGAAGCAAGTGGCAGCTTGAGGGTGATGG